CTCACAACCTTCCTCACAATAACCAGGCAGAGCATCAATCAGGTAATCATCAAATCCAAGAAATACCTGAATTGCTCTGCGTTTGTCGTGTTCTGTGATGGCAGTATGGGGAGAAGCAATAACCTTGGTAACCATCTCAAAGAGTTCGTCCATAGTGAGTTTCATTTGTTTTTCATAATCAAAAGTTTGCCTAACATCATACCATAAAACATTTGAATGCCTTTGTCTCCATTGTCATTCATTTCTTCCCTCCAGTTCATCAAGTTTCTTCAGAATAATTTACCCACATATTGTCTCCTCCAATATTCATATGAAAAATCTGTCCATTATTAAGATATATTCCCAACCATACTGCTTTACCTTGCTCCATTACTTCATAATGAAACATCTTAACATCTTCCAGAACAATTTCATCTGGGTTCTTTATAAATCTACTCATTTACAAAATCCTCAAAGTCAAACCATTCATCAAGTGAGTTAATAACTTGTTCCACAATCTCATCAACAATAGCACTTTGACTTGGATTCTCTACATGTTTGTGTGCACGATTGTAACCATAACTAACTCCTTGCTCAAGTGCAATTTCCAATACTTTGCGAAATTTAGGTTTCATCATTATACAACAAGACTCCAATCTTCCATGTCACTTTCAGTCACAGATTCCCAGTTATCATCAAAGAGATCAAACATTGATTCATTGGGAACAATACAATCAAACTCATCAATTTGAATGTTATCAAGAAATGCAGTGCTCATGATTCAGATCAATTACAAAGTAATTATAGCACATTCTTGATGGTTCTGGTGGTTTATTGTGCCAGTTCAACAAGTGGCATGGACAATAAAAAAGAGGGTCACAATGACCCTCTAATTACTACACTAAAGCATTTGGTGCTTCAACCTCAAGCATTTGTGGCATAAAACCCTCCATAGAAATAAGTTCAAATGTAGGGTCTTCATTATACTTTTGAGCATAACACCTGAACAATTTGTTCATTTTTGCAACACTCTTATGAAGTTCTTCTCTTGCTTTATCTGCTTCATCAGCAGGAACTCCATCCAAGAAACCAACTGCTTTAACTTCAAGACCTTTAGAAATTGCTTCTAATGCTTGAATAAAAGAACGCTCAATATAAGTGCTCCTTTTATTGTTAATTGCAATTACTTGAGTTTTATTATCAATATTAAGAATCTTTTTAGCACGTTTTTCTGCTTCTTTTTTGTCAAGAGATTCCATGCTATTGTTTGTTTGGATTTGTTTCAAAACATTAACACACTTACTCTCAACAGTTTTTTGTTTAAAAGAATGAGGAATATTATTCCACCACTTAATACATTCATTAAGTGTAGGAATGCGATTCTGCCTTGCAATCCACGCATAAAGACGCACTTCAAAATCTTTATCTGTGGCAGGTTTTGCTGGAGGATGGTCATTACAACCAAGACCCAACTCATCCTTCAAATCTTCTACATCAAATCCATCTTTAAGTTTAACAACTGTATAAACCCACTTGTTTTGTCCAAGAGATTTAAGTGCTTGACCACGAGTAAAACCATCAATGGAAGTTCCATCTTCAAGAATTACAGGAGGGAGGACATCTACTTGAATACCACGAACTTCAATGCTATTCTTAATTTTGTCTTTGTTTTGATAATCTGTACCTACTGCACGTGCAATATTTACCTCTTGCCCCAAATCATTTGTGTAGATAATACTATCACAATCTCTAACTTGAAGTCCAATAACATCAGCAGTCCTAAACTTTGGATGTTTGAACTTACTAAACCAATTTACATTTGGAACCCCACAAGGGATTTCAATTTGCTCATAAAGTGCCATAAAATTAAATTACGTAACCAACGTGTTTTAGATAGTTTTCACAAATAGTGTTACTATCTAATGGAGAATAGGAGACTCGAACTCCTGACTTCCTGCTTGCAAAGCAGGCGCACTACCAACTGTGCTAATTCCCCTGGTGCCCATGATAGGATTTGAACCTACACTGTATGGATTCTAAGTCCACCTTCTCTACCAATTGGAATACATGGGCAAACTGGGATAGCAAGACTCGAACTTGCAACCTTGGTGTTAACAGCACCCTGCACTGCCATTGTGCTATATCCCATTAAGTTTGTTTACTAATCAAATACTCTACAGTATTTGCTACATCATTCATAGCATCACGAAGATGTTCTCTTTGACCTGATTCCATATCAAAAGTTTTTGGATCAGTTAAAGTCCAACGCCATTGGTCCATATCTTTATTATACCAAAGGTTAATTACCATGTTTAAAATATTCTAATCTAACCCAATTAAGAAGGGCATGAATTTCAGATGAAGAATGATGTGGTGAACCAAGATAATACTCAGATGTTCCTGCTGAAACAGCATACATTTCAAGTGCCTTAATGGCAACTTCTCTATCTCTTTGTGAAATCAAAGACATAATAATAACAAGCAAATGTTTGGAGTATTTATCCTCCAATCGGAGCAGCAGGGATTGAACCTGCGACCTCTGGTTCCCAAAACCAGCATTCTACCTCTGAACTATGCTCCGGGTGGGAAATCACAGATTTGAACTGTGGACTTTCTGAATGTAAATCAGACACTCTAACCACTGAGTTAATCTCCCATGTTCCCCTGTCTAGGAATCGAACCTAGTTTCCAAGTGCATTATCTGCCTGTCATTACCAATAGACTACCAGAGGAGGGGGGAGAGTATTAAAACACTCTCCCATACGACTATCAAGCAGACAAGTTTATCTCCAGGCGCTATGATAGAAGGTGTACAATACTAAAGTAATTTACTGAGTCCCCACGGTATCAGTAACACTTTCAGTAAGGTTGGCGTCTACTTAGTTAATCGCTAAGGACTACCAAAGGAAGGTCAGAGATTCGAACTCTGGGAGGTTTTACCCTCAATAGTTTTCAAGACTATCACCATAAACCACTCGGTCAACCTTCCAATTATAGTGGGGATTTCTCCCCATATTTATCAGATTACAATAGGAACAAGAACTTTATTGTTCTTGAGTTGTGCAATCAGTTTACCCACACTCTCAGCAGTACGAATTTGATCCTCAACATCAACAGGATTTTGACAAGAGAACATGTAGGACTTATCAGGATTGCTCTTATAAGTCACTCCAACTTGCATTTCATCATAGTCAAAGGAAACTTGAGAAATAGCAGAAGATTCAACAGCAAGAATAGCAGTAACAGACATGTGCTTTTGATTGATTACCTAGTAATAATAGCAGGTTTGAAGGGGAAAGTCAAGGGGTTTGTGCCAGTTCAACAGGTGTCACAAGGTGCCAATCACTTTTATAGACAAGAAGAACAGCATTACTATTGCTTAAATTAAGAGTAAAATAATATTCTGTTATACACACAATATTTCCTGTCATATCTTTATATGACACTTCCATCTTTTCTTTAAGCACTTTTAATTGAATCTCCTTTTCCTTCTAAAGTTTTTACAAGAAGTTCAGTAAATCTTTCCATCCTATCATAATGAACAGATGCTGGATTGTAATTAATTGCATCTTTTAATGCTACTAATTCATCCCATTCTTCTTGGTTTAATTCCATAGATCTAGTTTTTAATTGTGAGCATTTCATAACATATTTAACTAAGTTAGCAAAGTTACTTTTATTCTTTTATGAAATTTTCTAAAGCATCTAAATCATTTTTAAGTTCTTGCTCTTGTGTTTGGTCATGATAATAAGACCACAGAGCATTGTGAACCTCCATAAGACCATCAACCCAAAAACCAGATGGATAGATTCCTAGAGAATCTTGCAGTCCTCTATGACTGGTTCCTTCTTTCTCTGCATTACACATAATATGGCAGATTGCCTGAACCATATCAAGTTTATCAGATTCAGAAAGCATGAAGTACTTACCTACTGCACGTTGCTTTGCCTCTTCATTTGATTTTTGCATTTCTTTGCAAGCATCAGAATCCCACCAATCTTGAAGTGCCTTACCAAATTCATTAGGTTCAGTCATCATTTTCCAAACATAGTTCCAAGGTATCCAGTATCACCAAATTTACGATTCTCCAGTTTATCCAGAATAGAATCAGTATTTTGAACTGATTCAATACGACTGATGAGATCTGCAATAACTGAGCATACCATAGGGCGTTCTTGTCTTGCAGCAAATGCCAGTGCATTTCGCAGACTTGCCTGTGCCTCTTTCAAACTTTCTTCAACTTGTGAGCCCAGTGCCATCAGATTCCTCCTCAAATAACATACAATCAATACAAGACTTTAGTTCTAACATATCATCCTTAGAAAGTCCATCTAAGGTGATACAGTGATTATCAGTAAAACAAATGGTGATGCTATAAAAATCACCATCAAATCCTCCACAGGTCTGAATGGTTCTCATTCCCCCAAAGTCCAAACACCATTAACTTTTTCATATCCTGCTTTAGTCATTTCTTCAGCATAAGGATCTTTCCATACTTTTTTTAGAGTAAAAGATCCATTATTATTATCAATCCATTCAAGAGTGTCTCCCTCTTGCCAGTTTGCCTGTTGCATTAGATCATCTGGAAACTTGATGATGTAGTCAGGTTCATCTGTATCTGGATTGTGAGATTCTTCAACAGGAAGAACCCATTTAGTTACTTTATTTTTTTTTGAATTTGCAATCTGGTATTCAATGTCACTATGTCCCCAAGGACGCATACCATCATCAATTGAATTTGCTACTACAGTTTCTTTCCAGGCATCTTTGAATTTTTTATCAAATTCATCAAGATAATATCCAAGAAACTCATAAGCAGCACTGATTAAAGTTTCTGCCCTACTGTAGTTATTATTTTGAATTGCATCAGTTGCACAATCAATAATTTCACGAGCAGAGACAATCTTGGCAGTTACCATTTCAAGATCATTCATTGCATTCCACATTTTACTAGGCATCATGCTCCTTCAAATAATGTTTGACTTGTTCCATAATCATATCACCTAATTGCTCAGATGTCATGCCATTAAGGACACTCCATCTACTGTCACAAGGGTCCCACTCTACAGTAAATGTGCCATCACTATTCTCAATTACTTTGAGACCATCATCAATCTCTTGGTTTTGGTTTGTTACATTCATTGCAGTAATAGGAGTATCCATATTTAAATAATTTTACTGGTTGATAATGTTCTTTGTCAAGTGGTTTCTCTTCGCCACATTTAGAACAAACTCTAGTTTGGGATGTAATCTCCATCCCATTCAGATTTTTCTTTCTTACGGAGGCTCTTAAGTTCTCTGTAAAGTTCCTTGATTTCTTGATAAGCATCTTCTGGCGAGATCTTATCTGTAATTTCAAGTCCTGCAATGAGACCCACTTTATCACCAAAACGGGCAAGTGCTCTTTCAAATTCTGTAAGGGTTTCATACATTGTCAAATTGCTCCTTCCATGGATTTTGTGTAACAATATCTATACGTGCATCAACTGCATCTACTGAGTGCATAATTTCATATAGAGTATTTGTAGTTTCTATATTTTCTTCTTCTAACTTTACAATTCTGTTCTCAAGTTCTTCTATCTTCTTAAGCAAAATATCAGTAGGAACTTCCGGCATTCCCCACTTTTTCTGAAACCAATTTGGGTCACTCATTACAAAACTCCTATTTCTTTTAGATAATTTCTATACCTCATAAATCTACCTACACTTGGTTGATTTGGCACATTCAATTGATGGCAAATCTCACAATAGCACAACCACTCATACCAAGGAGTTGTTGGATCTAATACATGATAATTATTCACTTTATGGTTTTCCTAGTTTTCTTTTTAATTGGATGACTGGTGCTAGTTACATCAGTTCCAGGTTTAATATACAGTTGATAATCTCTAGATTTAAACTTTGATTTTGCTATGTAATTATCTGCATGATCTTGAGATTGAAAATAGCAGATCTTTTTGTCCATCATATCTTTTCCTTCCATGTGAACAATTTTGAATGGAAATTGTGTATGGGGAAAAGTTGTAGAATCTTCTATGTTAGTTGTTTTTTTCATTTTACTTTACCATGAAGAGGACAATCACCATTCACCCACTTTTTGTCATCGGGCATCTCTTCATTATCCATCACAGGGCACTTGCATCCATTTTCAACAGCAGCATAAGAACCAGGAACTAAAATATCCCAAGGTTTATAAGAATCCCACTCACTTCCATCATCTCTTGGATAATCACGATTCCCATACTGCTCTGGAAGAATTTCAGCAAGTTTTGCTTTCAGTTCTTTAATTTCCTTTTCTAGTCCTGCAATATCTCTATCTTGTTGAGCATCATACTCAGCAAGTTTTTTAGTATAATCTTCATCAAGCATCAAATCATACTCATTAGCAGTTTTCCTCATGTCTTCAATGGAACGCATATCATTGAAAGCAGCATAAGCAGCACCCTTAGCAATACCTGCCTCACTGTGTCCCATAGAAAGAGCAAACTTTGCAAACAATTGGAAGAGTTGAATGCTATTGATATCTTCTACAGGTGCCTCAAAAGTAATGTGTTCCTCAGGAATCATTTCTTCATCATAAATTCCACGAGTTTGTTCCCAAGTAGAATCATATTTGAGAGTAACTTTTGCTGTGTAGGTCATTCATTAAGTCTTTCAATATACTCTATTATACAGCATCATCTTGCTTTTTGGGAAGTTCTTGTGCCAGTTGCTCAACTGTCCTCATGTATTTTTTCATCATCCACCATTTGCCAATAGGATTAGTAATCCAAAAAGGATGAAACCTAATACTCCACACCATCCTTTCAAAATTTAGTTTAATAATTTTAAAAACAAGTAGAAGATAATCCCCTAGATTTTGATCTATAATTATCATTACTGCAATGACAGTAAATGTTATGAATAGTGTGTAGTAATAGGTATTCATTTCTTTTCTATTATTTTAATGTAGAATATTTCTTCAGAAGTTCTGGAGAATACTGTTCTACAATTTTTTCAGAAGCTAAGTTTTCTTTTCTTTTTTTATCCTCACACATGTAAACTCTATTTCTAATTTCTGTAGAAGAATACTTATGTTTTCTTGGATGAAAGAATAATTCAATATCATGATCTATACAATATTGTTTTCCAGTGAAATCTTTATTCAAGTACTCTTCACTTAAAAATCTAATATGTATTGTTTGAGTTTGTATTAAATTAAGAAGATCTTCTTCTGTTTCATAAACTATTATCTCATTTACATATGTACAACCTTGAAGTTGTACATATCTTTCATAAACAGATTGTACTGGTTTATTTTTAATGCCAGGACGATCTACAGTTGGATCTACCTGAAGTCCTACTTTTAAGTAATCACACATTTCTTTTTCCATCTTAAGCATAGTAACATGCCCAGCATGAAATAAATCAAAAGAACTACAATTAAATCCTATTTTCATTGAAATACTATTTTTTTAATTCTACAAAAAAATGAGAGTTATGTCAACTCTCATTAGGAAATCATCACTCACTATCAGTCATAGTAATCACTATTATCCATTAATTCCCATGTTAAGTCAAGTTCTTCTAAAAATTCAATAATTTCATCATCATTTTCTGGAAAAACTAATGATGCTAATTCTTCATCTTCTATAGTAAATGCTGCTTCACACAATGCTGGACCATACTCAGCAGGTTCATACTGAGTCTGTGGTTGTGTTTGAACTGCATCTTCAATTACAGCAGTAACATAAAATTTTCCATTTTCATTCTGATGAATGGTATCAATACTTAAGATGCTCATTTGGTTTTAGATTGTCGTTGAATAAATTTCTTTGCTGTATCCATATTATTATGGACAGAAATTTGCTGCCCACAATGAATGCTCATAAATTTTTTACCATAGGGAATGATTGCCCATTCCATATTTTTACTAACCCATGAATCTAATTGGTTTTCTTCCATTTTTATATTACATAGAAACATCATCAAAGTCAAGATCTGGATGCAAATACTCTAGATAGTCTTCGTAATCAACACCAAGATACTTTGCAAACTCTTCTAACTCAGGATGATGTTCAAACGTAATAACATCTTCTATATTCTGAATCATAGTAACCTCTTCAATATCCATATCTGGAGATCATTTGATCCATTCTATCTTCTCGATACTCTTCCTCATAATCTTCTGCATTTTCTTCTAACTCTTCGTAAATTGAATCTGCGTCTTTTTCTAAGAAAATAGTACTCATAAGAAATTTAGAAGTAGAGTATGTTTTTATATATGCAGGAAAGGGTCAGGAACCCTCTTCCTGCTGCTTAAATTCAGCATCAATCTTATCATACAATTCTACAAATGTAGTTTTGGTTTCATCATCAAAGCGATTCAGACAAACTTTGATTGCCTTATCTTTCTTACCAAAGATAGAATATGCTTTCATAATGTGGACAAGACGACGAGTAGAGATTACTTCATCAATACCACCATCAGCAAAGGTCTTACGAATAATCTCAGACCAAGTGCACAGGTGTTTAATGAAATCAGTGTGCTCTCCAATCATAGGAATACTAAGAGACTTGGCAACATTTGTCAAGATTTTAGTTTCCACAGTAACTGTAGGATAGTCTTGTTCAAAGGTAATAGGGAACCTTTCTAGGAATGCTTCATTAAGTACATTTGTGCCAATAAAGCGACCATCATCTGAACCCTTGCCCTTAGTATTAGCAGTTGCAAAGACATTAAAACCTGACTTAGGGGAAACATGCTTACCAATTTTCTTCAAGAAAGTACCTTTACCTTCAAGAATAGATTGAAGACACATAATTTTATTGGAAGCAAGGTCAATCTCATCTAGAAGAAGGATTGCACCACGTTCCATTGCTTCAACCACAGGACCATTGTGCCATACAGTTTCACCATTAACAAGGCGGAAACCACCAATCAGATCATCTTCATCAGTTTCAATAGTAATATTGACACGAATCAATTCACGATTAAGTTGTGCACATGCTTGCTCTACACCAAATGTTTTGCCATTGCCAGACAAACCAGTGATGAAAGCAGGGTAAAAGAAACCAGAGGATACAACCTTTTTAATATCACTAAAGTTACCAAAGCTGACGAAGGTATCATCTTTTTTAGGAATAAGATTTTGAACAACTGCTGCAAGAGTTTGTACAGTATCAGTACCTTCAGCAGCAAGAGAGTTGTAAGTTTCTTCTAGTTCTTTCACGGTTGCCTCCAGATTCCATTTGCCACGACCAGTTTTGTATGCTTGTAGATACTTAGATGCAGTAGCATAAGAAGTATCCAGTTGATTTGCAACTGCATGAACAGCACTTGCATCAATTTCAGTACCAAACTGTTCTTTAAGCAAATTGATAATTTGTTCTTGCATGGTCTTGGGTTGATTACTTTGTAATGATAGCATGGATCAGGGGTCTGGGAACCACTTAGTAGACAGTTCCCAGACTGGCACATCAGGCAATTAGGTCAACAAATGAGGACAGAAGTTTCTTATTTGTTTTCTTTTTACCAAGCATTTTAGAAAATGCAGTTTTAATTTGTGCTTTAGTTGCACCTTCCTCTACATCAAACTTCTCATCTTGAGAAAGAGTAGTGGTAGGAATCACATTGAACTGATCATATCCAGTTCCAGGGAAACTAATAAACTGTTCTTTCCTATAAACAGTTTTTGCTTTCTCATAATCACCAAACTCCCTACCATACCAAGTATGGCAAGTTCTAAAATCCTTACCAGGAACAACTCTGAAGTTGATGAAGTTTACTGTAGGAAACTTATCCTTGAGAGTGGAAAGAAGAACTTTAGAATACTGTGGGAAGTTACCATACTCATAAGAAGGATAAACTCTACCATTCTTTCTATTACGAATAGTTGTGTTATATGCTTTAGTAAATCCAATATACTCTTGGCTACTACTATTCTTTTTAGTTTGGGTAGTAGGATTAACATAACCCTCACCATCAGTCAAGAATACAACATTCACTTTCTGAAGTTTGTTCTTCCTTTGGAAATCTGGAATGAGTGCATGAAGTGCAAGCATGGTATCACCAAGGGGAGAACCAGACAAGTCAAGATGACGAGGAACACTACCACTCTTCTTCTGGAAACCATGACATGCTGCCCAGATATTCTTCATCTGCACATCAAGTTCACGAGTGCTAGTCTTGCTGCTAAAGAAGTTGAGAAGTCTAAAAGAATTCTCAGGAGCAACAACATTTGCTACTTTATTGTAGATAGGAGGATGATTTGGTTGAATGTCAACATAAGAGTTGCAATCCACAGTAAAAGCATACACTTCAAAAGGAATGTTTACTTTCTTACAGAACCAAATCAGGTTGTACATTTGCTTACAAGTATCCAGAATCCAATCACACATAGATCCAGACCAGTCAAGAATGAAGATCAGACCATGGTTTTTGCCATCAGGAATAACAGAAACTTTCTTGAACAGATCTTCATTGTACTTGTAAGTATGCAGTTTGCTAGTATCAAGAATACCAGTGCGTGCAGTAGTAGAACGAGCATACTGATCTGCAGATTTCTTGCACTCAAACTCTTTTACAAGGTAAGAGACTTCTTTTTCTGCAGATTTTTTGTAAGAAAGATAATCCTGAGAAACAGAAGCATACCATTCACTAACCCATGGACCAGATTGATAATGTTCTTTGCACTTTGAATGAATATAATCATTAGGAATGACTACATTTTCAAGAATGATTTCAGGCAGTTCTACATAAAGAGTTTCTTGACCAAACTTGTTAGTCAGATCCTGTGCTTTTTCATCAAAAGATTGAGAAGTCTTTGACTCAAACTCATCACCATGCTTATCGCTAGGATCACTACCACTACCAGAGGGTGTTTCCTGTTCCATAGTCACTGATTCTTCACCCTGAGACTCACCATCAGTGGAGGAAGATTCTTGAGATTCCTGCTCAATATCCATAGAATCACTAGGAGTATTTTGTTCAGAATTCTCAGGAAGATCTACTTCTTCCCCACTTTCCCCTTGATTTTGAACAATTTCAGGCATCTCAGTGAGTTGCTTTTTCTTGTAGTTCAGGAACTGAACAATCTCACGAGAAATGTCAAGAACTTCCTGGAAAGTTTCCAGTTGACTAATGCGAGTTACAAACTCATTTTCTTGATCTGAGAATGCAATGTTATGAAATGCACCAATCTTGAAGTACATGTTGATGCGATCAATAAAAGAGAGATTGTCAAGATTCTCATCTTTTACTGAAAAGAAATCATCACTGTTCAGTTCATTATAACCATTGTAAAAAGTTTTAGCAAGACCAGCATATTTTTTCTTCATCAGACGCTCTACACGAACATCCTCAATCACATTGATAAAATCCTTAGGAACATCAGAATAATCTACAGTCCAGTCAATGTTATCAGTGAACAGAGCATGACCAACCTCATGACCTACAAGAAGATCATACACAGTTGCAGATGCTCTATCCCACATAGGAAGAACAAGGATCCTACGATCCACATCAAAGGATGCAGTAGATACTTTCTTATGTTCAACAATCAGGTTCTCAGTTGCCAGACATTTGGCAAGAGATCCTTTAACTTCTAGGTTGACTGACATGAACTGCTTTCTTTACTGTCCTTATAGGATAGCACAAAAAAAGGGGGACACCACTCCCCCTTAGGACACTAACTAAACTGTCCACCACCAAGGACAGGTCTGGGGTCTCAAAGATACAAAGAACCCTCAAGACTTTTACATGATAACATGAGGTCTTGAGGGTGTCAAGTTGACAAGAATTCAAACCTTGAGTAGGATCACTCTGTTGGGGTTGAAGATAATTTACTAGATAATTCTTCTTGAAATTTTTTATTAGCTTCTTCTTCTCGTTCTTTTGCTGTTTTAATAGGAGCAGCAAGAACAATGTCTTCTTTTGTTCCTGAAATTTCTCCTCCCCCAGAAGTAATTCTTTCTACTTCTAAGTTGACTATTTCTTGAATTGCACTTCTACATCTTTCATAAACTGCATTTTCTATCCATTCTTTAGGATCATATGCTATAAATTCAAGAGCTTTGTTTTGTGCTTCTGTTAAAGTGATTGTGTATTCCATAAAATTAACCTATTAAAAATCCCATAAACCATGAATGTCCACCATACCATGTTAAAGTGTTGGTAGATACTCTTACTGCAAGATCTACATAATCATTTATTTGTAATCCAAGAATAATAGCACCAGGATATGTTGCATCTGCTAGATTGACACTGTTCCCTCCCTTAGCAATTAAAGCAGTATCCCATACAGTATACGGTGCACCATTTAATCTCCAAGCTACTTGAGTGTAAGTTGCTCCAGTTTGGTCCCAATATTGAGCATAAAAATAATACCAACCTGTTTGAGGAGCTGTAAATCTATAAGTTGATGGATTATAATTGGATTTATTATCTAATACTTCATAATTAAAATCCAAAACTCCAGTTACTCCAGTACTATGACCGCCGCTGCTACTTGATGCTAAAAACACTGGAATATTTGGAAACCCCACGGTTCCTGTAGTGCTATTAATAGTCATAGCAACAGTACCACCACTAGTTTGAATAGTAGTGGGACCTTTTAAAGTAGTTAGATTTAAAGTACTCATAATTACTCAGGTTTTGGGTACTCTTCTTTAACTTTATTTATCATAATCCCAAAAGACTTTTTAATTCATCAACAGACAATCCAGCACTTGATAGTTTTTCTTCTGGAGATAATTCTGGAGCATTTTCTACTTGCCAAGAATCTCCAGTCCAAACAAGTTTTTGAATTGGTGTGATTACTGGAGGAATTTCTTTTGTAACATTCTCTGGAACATTTCTTGGATCTTGATTGTTTATATAGAGTCCAATATTTTCTTCTGCTGTTGAAAAATAATCTCCTCTTAAATCTTCAATTGTCTCCCAAGAATCAGATTCCACATTAAACACATGAACTTTGTTTACTTGTGGTTCTGGAGGTGCAATCACTGTTGCACTTGCAGGAATTAAAAATACTCCAGGTTCTAATGGAGATTCATCAGCATTAGAAATTCCCAAATAATGCTTAGTTTCCATGTGATAATTATAAATTTTCATAACATTTATGATAGTAAATTGTAAATTAGTATTGAAAATACATCCAACCTGTACAGATATATTTAGAAGTATTTATGGGAGAATTGCCCCTATGCACATAAGTCCAAGATGCAGGAAATACTAATAATTTTCCTTTTTCTGGTTTAATTTTTTGACCATTAATAAATTCAGTTTCTCCACCCTCTTCTACATCATTTAAATAAAAAATATAAGTTAAAATTCTTGCATAATTATCTACTAAGAAAAAATCATTATGCCACTTATAAAATCCATTTGGATCTGTTTTTTGTATTTGAAACCCACTATCTTTAATATCCTGATCTTTAGAAAATCCTGCAGGAAAATTTAGATCAGAAAGATTTGTAAAATATTCTTGAATTCCTTCTTGTAATTTAGTGCTTAATACTTCTTGCACATCAAACCAATTTTCTGGACTATTAATAATATATAAATCTAAAGATTGTTTAATGGTTGGATCATATGTAGATCCTTCATGGTTAGGACTACCAATTCTGCCTTTAATTTTATTTGAATCTTTTTCAAATCTATCAATTATAACATCACAAATGTTATCACTTAATAAATTTTTCTTTTCCCAAATCAAATGGTCCATAAAATTTTTAAAAAAAATAATGTTTAGTATTTAATGCAAGCTAATAATGCTCTATTTCTAGGGTGAACATCTTCACCCCCCCACAAGTAACCTTGTGCTGCAGATGGATTGTTCCACATACCAGTAAACTGTGCTCCAGACCAACCATTAATACCATAAATTCCTTTACCACTATTG